ATGCAGGAGCGCGGCGCTGCCGACATCCTGCACGGTCGCCCCGAGATCCTGATGATGGACCCCGGCTCGGCGAACACCTCGGCCATGGCCAAGAACCTGTGCCGCAGCCTGGGCATCCAGATGATCGTCCACGCACCTGGTGCAGCCCGGGTAACCGGCCAGGTGGAGAACGCGCGGAACATCATCGAGCGCAAATTCGAGGCCGGCCTGCGCTTCCAGCCGGTTGCCGACCTGGACGAACTCAACGCCCTGGCGGCGCGGTGGCGCGGGTATTTCAACGCCACGGCGGTGCACTCGCGCCACAAGAAGAACCGCTCTGCAGTGTGGATGACCATTCGCGAGCACCAGCTGATCAAAGTGCCCAGCGTTGAGGAATGCCGCCGCCTGGCAGTCGCCGAGCCTGAAAGCCGCAAGGTCAACACCAAGCTGCGCGTCAGCTTCCAGGGCCGCGAGTACGACGTATCCATGGTGCCGGACGTGATGGTGGGCGATCGCCTGATGGTCACCCGCAACCCATGGCGCGACGACGCCGCCCAGGTGGTGGCCACCGACGCCAACGGCCACGAAGTGTTCTATGTGGTACCGGCCATTGTGACCAACGAGCTGGGCTTTGATGTGGCGGCCGCGACCATCGGCGAGAGCTTCAAGCGCCACGCCGAAACCCCGGCCCAGGTCGCCCGCAAGGACGCCGCCAAGCTCGCCATGGGCGCAGACACCCAGGACGAAGTGGACGCAGCGCGCAAGGCCAAGGCCATTCCCTTCGGTGGCCAGCTGCAGCCCTACAAGCAAATGACCGAGGCCGACCTGCCGGCATTCATGCCGCGCCGCGGTACCGAGCACGGTCTGGTACTGCCCACCGTCGAGACCCCGCCGATCAGCGTGATCGCCGTCGCCAAGCGTCTGGCCGGTGAAGTGGCCGGCTGGAGCGCCGAGCACTACGCCTGGCTCAGCCAGCACCACCCGGCCGGCGTGAAAGAAGACGACATCCCAGCGGTTGCCGAGCGCCTGCGCGCAGCCTTCAGCAAGCGCCCAACCCTTTCCGTTGTAGGAGGTGCCTGATGCTCAAGCTCAAGGCGCTGTTGCGCTACCACAACCTCGGCCAGGCCGACCTGGCGCGTCACCTCGATCTGTCGCGCCCGACGATATCGCAACTGATCAACCACAGCATGTGGCCCAAGACCCTCGACCGCGCAGAGCTGCAGCAACGCATCGTTGCCTGGCTGAGCGCGTTTGCCATCGATGGCATGCAGCTGGTGGGGATTTTTGAAGAGGAGGCGAAAGAAGAGAGCAACACCAAGTTGGCCGCCGGGCGCTGCAACGCCCGCCGGCCTGAGCACCGCAACGATAAGAAACCGACCATCGAGGAGCCCGACACGATGCTACTACGCAAGCAGACCCTTACACCACAAGCCCGCCAGGCCTTTGGCCTGTTCCGCGACCCCTTCGCCGACCCGCAGAGCAGTGCAGAGCTGTTTATCTCGCCGGAGATCCGCTATGTGCGCGAGAACCTCTACCAGGTGACGCGCTACGGCACCTTCCTGGCCATCGTCGGCGAGTCCGGCAGCGGCAAGAGCACCATCCGCAAGGATCTGCATGCCCGCCTGCAGGCCGAAGCCAAGCCGGTGACCATCATCGAGCCCTACATCCTCGGCATGGAAGACGACGACTTCAAGGGTAAGACCCTCAAGGCCATCCACATCTGCGAGGCGATTCTGGCCACAGTCAGCCCTGGCACCAAGATGCCGCGCGGCCAAGAGCAGCGTTTCCGCGCCGTGCATAACGTCCTCAAGGATTCGCACCGGATGGGCAACAGGCATGTGCTGATCATCGAGGAGGCCCACGCCATCCCGATCCCGACCTTGAAGCACCTCAAGCGCTTCTTCGAGCTGGAGGACGGCTTCGAGAAGCTGCTCTCCATCGTGCTGATCGGCCAGACCGAGCTTGGCAACAAGCTCAGCGAATCCCGCGCCGACGTGCGCGAGGTGGTGCAGCGCTGCGAAGTGGTGCGCCTCAACCCCCTGGGCGAGCAGCTCGGCGCGTACCTCAAGCACCGCTTCGCCCTGATCGAGAAAAGGCTCGATGAGCTGATGGACGAACAAACCATCGAGGCCCTGCGCAGCAAGCTCACCGGCCACATGCCGAAAAACCAGGGCACCTATTCCGTGCTGTACCCACTGGCGGTCCACAACGTAGTCACCGCCGCCCTCAACCTCGCCGCCCAACTGGGCGCACCCCGCCTGACGGCGGACATTTTTGCGGAGGTGTGAAATGAACAACATCCTGCCGTTCACCATGGATACCAGCATTCCGCACGGCTTTGGCGGCTACGTCACCCCGTCGGGCAAAACCTTTGAGGAACTCACCGCGCCAGTGGTGCTGACGCCCGAGTTCGCCGAGAAGCTCCGCGCCTTCAACCAACTCACCCGCGAGTTCCGCGCCGCCGATATCGGCATCGAGGCGATGGCTTTCCCGGATAACAAGATCTTCATCCACCGGGACAGCGCCGTGCTGCTCAGCACGCACTTCGGCAAAGAACTGCGCGGCATCCGCAACCGCAGCGACGGCCGCTACACCCGCCACGTGGTCACCATCCGCGCGATCGACGTGATCTGGTTTGTCCCGATCGAGGAGCAGGACCAATGAACGGCTTTCCTATCACAGCCCGGAACCTGGCGCTGCGCCTTGGCACTGTCGCTCGCGACCTCGACCTTGAGCCGGACGCTATCGAGCTGTTCGCCAGCATCGCCGGCGTTCGCATTCCCCTGCACAGCACCACCTTCCAGGTGGACGACGACGGCACGCTGCTTTTCCTGAACGGCTTCGAGAGCTTCCTCGACGCCCTGCGCGCCGAGGTAAAGGAGATCGAGCAGAACCTGATCAAGGAGTGCAACCGCTACAACGACCTGTGGCTGCAGTTCGACAACCTGATGGCCGCCAGCAACCAGCTCTGCGGTGAAATGGCGGTGATGTGTGAAGCCCAGCTGGCCGGTGATCGCGAGCTGGTAAAGCGCAAGGTCGAGCAGTTCACCGAGGGTTACGTCAAGAACTGCAAGCCGGCCGGTGCCGACGGGAAGGTGCACTGATGAACGGCCTCTGCAAATCCCCTCAACAGCTCGCCATCGAGCAGCTGCTGCGTAAGTCCGCAGACCTGCTCAAGCGCGCCAATCGCTATGTATCTGTGCACCCATCCATCGGCGGCCAGCAGCTGGGCGAGCAAATCACCAATTTCCGCGCCGAGCTGCTGCAGAACACCCTCGTCGATCTCAACCTGGAGGAAGAAACCCATGGCTGATACCACTCAAACGCCGGTACCGGATGGCTATGTGCGCAACGGCGCAGGCCACCTGGTACCCGAACACCAGGTGCGTGAGCACGACAAGCTGCGCGATGGCGTGGCCAATGATCTGGCCCGCATGGCGCTGGAAATCAACAAAGCCCTGGTCGGGTTCAAAGCCAAAGCGCTGGGCGATATCGACGACCTGATTGCCATCTCGAATGAGAAATACGGCGTCACCATCGGCGGTAAGAAGGGCAATGCTTCGATCACCACCTATGACGGCCGATTCAAGGTCGAACGGCAGATGGCCGAGCGGCTGACCTTCACCGAGGAGATCCTCGCCGCCAAGGAGCTGATCGACCGCTGCATCCGCAAATGGAGCGAGGGTGCCGACCAGCACTTGCGCGTGCTGGTCGACCGCGCCTTCCGCGCCAACAAACAGGGCCAGATCAAGACCGGTGACGTGCTCAGCCTGCTGCGTATCGAGATCGATGACGCGGACTGGAAGCTCGCCATGGAAGCCCTCAAGGATTCCATCCAGGTCAACGGCACCGCCGTCTACATCCGCGTTTATCAGCGGGTTGGCGACACCGACCGTTACGAGCCGATCAACCTGAACATTGCGGCGGTGTGACATGGATACCGTCGAAGTTTCCGTCCTCATGAACGGTGACGGCTACGTCACCAGCACCGTACGCGGCAAGCGCGTCTCGTGCACCCACGGCTACAAGTACGCCGTCGACCGCCTGGCCGAGAAGCTGTTTCCTGGCCTGGCAACCCAAATCGAGCGCATCGAATGCACCCCTTGCGGGCGGTTGCACAGCAAGTGGCGCATCACCACAGAGGAGGTCTGACATGTCCCTTCTACACGACATCGATTACGAGCAAACCACGCTGCTGCAGCTCATCCAGCATGCCGAAGAAAACCACGCTGATACGTTTGACCTGGTGCGGCTTTCGCTGGATTCCGGCCGCGAGCTGATCTTCCTCGCCGTAACCGCCGACAGCCTCGACGGCATGGGCAAGCTGCTGGAAGGCCTGCAGGAAATGCGGGAGGAAGGCTGAGATGTCCGCCCTTGGCGAACTGGCCCAGGCTGTACTCGATCAGGCCAAGCGGCGGCAACGCCGGAGCGAAGCCTGCCGCAACCGCGTGTATTGGACTGCCGAGGAAGAGCAGCTGCTGCGTGAACGTTACGCAGATGAGGGCACGGCCAGCATTGCGGCAGATCTGAAGCGCTCGGTTGAGCGCGTGTATGCCAAGGCATACGCGCTGGGTCTGGCCAAGTCGGAGGCCTTTATGGAGGAGTGCCTGCGGCGTTGCGGCGAACAGCGCGCTGAACGTGGCCGGGCCAACAGGTTCCAGAAGGGCCAACGCAGCTGGAACAAGGGCATGAAGGGATTCGACGCAGGCGGCCGTTCTGCTGAGACCCAGTTCGTCAAGGGCACGGTCAATGGTCGAGCAGCTCAGCTGCTCAAGCCCATCGGGGCCGAGCGCGTTACCAAAGACGGCATCCTCCAACGAAAGGTTCGCGAGGATGGCCCACCCCAGCATCGCTGGAAATCGGTCCATTCAATTATGTGGGAAGAGCGCAACGGGCCAATTCCTGCGGGGCATGTCGTCGTTTTTCGCGATGGAAACACCCGCCACATCGAACACGAGAATTTCGAGCTGATCGACCGTGCCGAGCTGATGCGGCGAAACACCATTCACAACTACCCGCCGGAGCTGAAGGCCACGATGCATCAGCTGCGCAAGCTAAATAAGGCAATCCAGGAGAAAGAAGATGAAAAATCAGCTTGAGCTCCAAGCCCGCCTCGGTGCGGCAATGCAGGATGTCATGGCAGGCAAAATCACCGTCGAACAGGCCAAGGCTGTTGCCCAGCTGGGCGGCGTGATGGTTCAGGTCGGCAAGCTCGAAGTGGAACTGGTCAAGGCCACACAGGGCGCGGCTCAGCCGACCTGGATGAATGTTGACTCTGAGGCGGCGCGCATAGCTCAAGAGAAGGCGGAACGCATGCGTCGCCTGGAGCGCTCCTGACATGGCGATCACCAAGGCCATTATCGGCAAGATTCACATCGCCAAGCAGCAGCTCGGCATGGAAGACGACATATATAGAGGGCTGCTGGCCAGGATCGCCGGCGTGCGCTCGGCCAAAGAGCTGAATGACCGCCAGGCCGGCAATGTGCTGCGCGAGTTCGAGCGCCTAGGCTTCAAGCCGAAGCCCGGCACCAGGGCCAAGGGCAAGCCGAAGAACTTCGATCAGATGCCGGCTCGCATCACCAAGATCGAAGCGCTGCTGGCCGATATGCGCCTGCCCTGGGCCTACGCCGACGCGCTGGCCCGGCAGATGTTCAAGGTCGAGTTCGTGGCGTGGCTGAAAGCACCCAAGCAGCTGGATGCACTGATCGCGGCCCTGCATGTCGAGCAAGAGAAGCGCGGCCTGTTCGCCAATGTGGAACAGCTCCTGGAACTGCTCGGCGAGCGTGATCCAGATTGGCAGTTGGATTTGGAAGCCCTGCCAGCAGGCTGGGAGCGTCGTCGTCCAATCCTGAAGTCACTGATTGAAACGCTAACTGCTGCAGCTGCTGCACGGGGGCTCTTGTAATGCAGATCCAGTGCCCATGCTGCGGCGAGCAGTTCCCGTTCGAAGCCGGGTTCGCTGATGCGGATGGCAAGCAGCTGGCGGCGCTGTTCGCCAAGCTGGATCCGAAACTGGGCCGGGCGGTGCTGAATTATCTGCGCCTGTTCAGCCCAGCCAGGCGCGGCCTACGCATGACCAAAGCCGTTCGCCTGATGGAGGAGCTGCTCGCCCTGGTCGAGGCTGGCCAGGTGCAGCGCGATGCTCGCACCAGCGAAACCAAGCCTGCGCCACCACGTCTCTGGGCGGCAGGCATCGAGCAGATGGTCACCGGCCGCGATCGCCTGCAACTGCCCCTGGAGAACCACAACTACCTGCGCGCCGTTGTGTGGGGCATCGCTTCTGACCCGGTCCAGGCCCAAGCCGCCGCGCCGGCCAAGCCGCCCCGTGCGGCTGCAACACCGCAGCAGGCAATGCAGGACGCTGTCGGCCGTATCGACGCCGATGTGCGCCTGGGGATCATCAATAAAGAAGAAGGCGAGCGCCGCATCGCAGCGCTGAGGGGGAACTGATGTCGTCGGCCATGGCAGATAAGCGTCACGAGCTGCTCAGCGATATCGCTGATCACGTCGCCGAGGTGCTCAAGGACCACGGCATTGAGCTGGATACCGCCGAACAGGCCGGCAACGCGGTTGCAGATCACCTGTCCCAGGCCTGGGCAGGCTCGACCATCTGCATTCCGAAGGATCACCGGTTCAAACTGAGCAAGCGAGATCTCGCGATCCTGGCGGAGTTCACGGGCAACAACCACCACGCTCTGGCGGTCAAGCACCATCTCACCGAGAACGCTATTTATAAGCTGCTGAAGCGGGTGCAGGACAGGAAGTTCCAACGCAATCAAGGCAAACTCGACCTCGACGGCGGCCTATTCTAGGCCGCCGTCACCGTTTCCCCTGCGGCAACTCTTTTTCAAACCCCATCCCGCTATTCTCCGCCCAATTCCCCTATATCCCGCTTTTATCGCGCTTTCTCAGTGTTATCTTTCTCACACCTGCACATAACGCAGTATTGCCAACGCAGGTAGCTTTCAGCGGATTGCTAGAGCATTAAGGGTGCACGCTCGCTTAGCGTCTTCAACGCCGCCACCCAGCTCGGGTGGTCGTTCAGGCAGGGCACCAGCTGCAGGCTCTCGCCACCGGCTTCGATAAACTGCTCGCGGCCACGATCGCCGATTTCCTCCAGGGTTTCGATGCAGTCGGCGACGAAGGCCGGACACATCACCAGCAGTTTCTTCACCCCCTGCCCGGCCAGCTCCTCCAGGCGACTTTCGGTGTAGGGTTCGATCCACTTGTCCCGCCCCAGACGCGACTGGAAGGACACCGACCACTGCTCGGCACGCAAGCCCATGCGCTGGGCAAAGGCGTGGGCACTGCGCATGCACTGGGCGCGGTAACAGCTGGCAAGCACCTCCGGAGGCGCGCTCATGCAGCAGTCCGGGCCCTTGAGGCAATGCTTGCTCGGATCGAGCTTGCGCAGATGGCGTTCCGGCAGGCCGTGGAAACTCAGCAGCAGGTGATCGAAGTCCTGCTCCAGATAGGGCCTGGCGCTATCGGCCAGGGCCTCCAGGTATTCGGGCTGTTCATAGAAGGGCGGCAGAATCGAAAAGTGGATCGGCAGCTTGTGCTCGCGCACCACCCGCCGCGCCTCCTCGATCACCGTGGTGGTGGTGCTGTCGGCAAACTGCGGGTAGAGCGGTGCCAGGG